ATTCAACCACCAGAACTTCATCCTGGCGGGAAAGACGATAGGATCTCTTCGGCGAAACGTGATCGCCCCGCTCAAGAGGATGCTACTCGGCCGCGACATGGTCTATATCGACCACCGGGCCGATAATATGGTCGAAGTCTCATATTGCGGTATCACGAATTACTTTTACCTGTTTGGCGGCAAAGATGAGGGTTCCCAGGACCTCGTCCAGGGTATCACGGCGGCGGGCGCATATTTCGATGAGGTCGCCCTCCAACCGGAAAGCTTTGTGAATCAGGCAGTCGGTCGATGTTCGGTTGACGGCGCGAAGCTCTGGTTTAACTGTAACCCCGAAAGTCCTTATCACTACTTTAAGACGAAGTGGATCGACCGGGCGAAAGAACTCGGCCTCTACGTGATGCACTTCCTGATGGATGACAACCCGAGCCTCACCGAAGCCACGAAAGCTCGATATCGTCAACTTTACGCTTCGGGGTCAATCTTTTACAAGCGGTATATTCTTGGAATGTGGTGCCTGGCGGAAGGGGCAATCTACGATTTCTTCAGCTCGGACCCCCAAGACGGTTTTGTGGTAGACACGCTCCCCCCGAGCTTCTCCACGTGGCGCGTTGCGGTGGACTATGGCGCGAGTAACCCTACCGTTTTTGGTCTATATGGTTTGGCCTCGGGGGTTTGGTACAAAGTCAAAGAGACGTATCACAACCCAACGTCTGGAAGCGGATCGAAGACCGACGCCGAGTACTCGGCCATGATGAAAGCCTTCCTCACTTGGAACGGCCAAGAAATCCGGCCCAAATCGATTGACGTTGATCCTTCGGCAAAACACTTCATCGGCCAACTTCGCCAGGACTTCCCCGGAATCGTCATCTACCCAGCCCGTAACGCCGTGGTGGACGGCATCCAGACGGTATCCCAGGCTCTTGTGATGGGGCTCTTCAAGATCTATTCTGGATGCAAAAAGACGATCGAGGAGCTTCTGAACTACGTCTGGGACGTGAAAGCTCAAGAGAGGGGCGAGGACAAACCTGTCAAAAAGGCCGATCATAGTTGCGATGAGACGAGGTACTGGGCGATGAGGGTATTCTTCGGGATAGCGAAAGTAGGCGCGAAGCCGAGAGGGATGTAAAATGATTAAGGTATTTTCACCCAGCGGAGAAACCGAAGATGTCGATGCAGATCGATTCGAGTTGGTGGGGAAAAAGATCCGTCTATTCAAGGGGGATGTTGAGGTGTTTTCTCGGGTTCCACGTCCCTGGGGGATAGCGTGGTGAAATGACCGAATCCGACGGGCTGAAATGCGCTTTATGTGGTGCGAAGCTGAAAGATCAGGACGCCTATGCGAAAGTGTCCATTTCAGCCGAGATCTTCGAATATTCACGCGGTTCCGTCCATGCTACTGGTCAGAAGTGTACATGGGACGGGCTTCGGATTTGCGTTTCCCATCTCGGTAAGATCGCTGGGAACATCGAGGATAACCTCGCCTACATGAAACGCCAGAGAGAGAGGGACGAATGATCACCGATATAGAGGCTCTATTCGCGAAGGGAGCTTATTGGCCCCCACGAGATGCTGACACGGCCAACAGGCTCAAGCGCTACACCCAAAACGAGAGCCTTTTCATGGGGGAGCATGGCGAGGTCTGGAAAGACGAGATCCGCAAACTGAGGGCCGACAAGTCGGGCGACCTTCGGCTCGTCTTGAACTTCTTCAAGCGGCTCTCCCTCCTTTGGGCGGATCTCGTCTGTGGCGAGGCACCCGAAGTCTCGACCGAATCCGAGGCCGAAGCCGAAACGATCGACCGGATCATCGAAGATACCGATTTCTGGACCGTCCTCTCTGATGCGATCATCGACGTATCGAAGTTCGGCGATGCCGTCCTCAAGATCCGATATGACGGGTACGGTATAATCGAGAACGTCCCACCCGAATACTGGTTCCCCGTCGTCGATTCGGGAAACGTCAAGCGCGTCAAGGCGCACGTCCTTGCCTACACGATTGACGCCCGCGAAGAACCGGGCCTGATCGACGTTGACGTGATGGTGAGCGCCGACAATCAGTCTTTCCTCCCCGAAGCTACCATCAAGGCCTGGGAGAAGGAAAAACCAATATCTATTGGGCGAGTCCAGTATCTCAAGGTCGAAATACATACCGTCGGCCGGATAGAACACCGCCTATATCGGATCGCCGACGAGAAGATCGACGCCCAACTCGACCTCAACCAGCTTCCGGAGTTCCGGGGCATGGTGACGATCGAAGAGACGGGGCTCGATGACTTTTGTGTTCAACTCATCCAGAACGTAACCAGCACAAAGCGATACCACGGCATGGACGATTACCTCGATATAGCCGACATCATCCGAGAGCTTGAATGGAGGTACGCCCAGATCCTCCGAATTGAGGACAAGTTCTCCGATCCCTGGATGTTCGGCCCCCCGATCGAGGAGCAAGATCCCCGGGACGGCGAATACAAAATCACCGGCGGCTCGAAGTATATCAACCTTGTCGAAGGCCAGAGCCCGCCTGGGATGATCACCTGGAACGGTGAGCTTCCGGCCAACTTCGTCACGATCGAGAGCCTGATGCAAAGGCTATTCGAGATAAGCGAAACGTGCAAGGTAGCTTTCGACGCCTCCGCCGGAGGCCAGGGCCTCTCCGCTCAAGCTCTCCGGATCATGTTGACCGCTCCATTGAAGAAGACCAATAGGCTCCAGACGAGGGCGACACCGACGGTAAAACGGCTCCTCAGGTTATGTTCGGCTCTGGAGGTCAACGCGGGCATGGCGGGCGCGGTGGAGCTATCCAATCTAAAAATCACCTGGCATGACGGCCTCCCTGCCGACGAGATGGCCGACGCCCAGAGGGACGCGGTTCTGGTGACGGGCTCTGTCCGGTCGGCTCAGGGCTTGATGAGGGACCGGGGAATGCCAGAAGAAAAGATCGCCAAAGAGTACGGCGAGATGATAAATAGGATTTAAGACACGAGTCCTCCCTGATCATCTAGGGTGAAGTTGCCCCTTATACCTGGCTCTACCGAGCCAGTCTCGTCATATTCGATATCATCGGTGGTATGATTATTCATACACCACGCCACCCCATCTGCGAATCCGTCAGATTTGGCTTCGCTTAACGACACGTAAATGTAGCGGTCCAAATCGTCGTCGGTCGCGGGCGGGCAAACCGACGACCCCAAAAGTACACCTGCGATCCAAGCCGCGACGATTAAGATGGTTGCGTAACTGTCTTTCATCTTTCATCCACTATCCGCAATGCTTCGGTTATGGTGGCGTCTGCTCCGGGGTTATTGTGGAGGATGATATATTCGGCCATCTTGAGGGTCTTTGTTTTCAGGTCCTCGAACTCGGCCAAACGCATCTTATAGTACCGTACTTCGGTCTCAAGCTGCCTGCAATAGCAATCAAGCTTATCTCTGTCGCCAGGTGTCATTTCACTTCCTCCACCTCGATCTGGGCGATCGCCCATGATATCAGATCCCTGGCATATTCCGACCGGGATCTATTCGCCCTGTTTCGCTCGAACTCTCCCATATCTTCGGGCGAGAGCCGGGTATAAATCGGCTCGTCGGCCAACGTCTTGGGCTTCATAACCTTACTGTAACTCTGAAGGAATATAAAACTTACGGTAAAGAGGTATCATGATCACATCACTTATGGTTCTCCCTGGCATCCAGTCGGGCAACTCCGAATGGTTCGAAGAGTACATCACCGCCAGCGGCATCCTTGATATGCAGCTCACCGACGCAAAATGGAACATCATGATGACGACTCACTTCTGTATGCCTGTTGGAAAGACGGTGGAACGATATCGGGCCGGGTGGTGATCCGATCGATGAGATCATGTGGTGCATCGCCATGTACCTTGATGACAACTGGCAGGAGATCTTCATGTCGTCGATTGCCCCGGAGCCGGGGTGGGGGATCGAATAATGCCACTCAAAAAGGGTCGATCCAAGAAGGCCGTAAGCTCGAATATCAAGACATTGATGAAAGAGGGCCGACCGCAAAAACAAGCCGTGGCGATCGCCCTTTCAAAAGCTGGGAAATCCAAGAAAAAGAAGAGGTGATAGGATGGCAAACACAACCACGATAGCCGCAATCAAGACCGCCCTCGACGGCGAGGTGGACGACCTGAATACCCTGAATACCGGAACGCCGACGGCCAAAGAACTTGAGGCCGGGCTTGCTCGTCAGGTGGCCGCGTTGCTGGCGGCGGGAACGATCGCTATGATGAGCCGGGTCGAGGATAGCTGATGAAAATAGACCCGGTAGAGCACTGGTGGATAGACGCTTGAACACCGCGGGCGACTCGCGCCCTTAAACTGAGGTAATATTCATGACTGATAATGAAAATGAAGCTGGAACGCCTCCAGCCGGAACCGAAGGCGGAGAGACAACCACGCCCCCCGCCGGGGCGGAAGAGAAGCGGCTCACCCAGGCCGAAGTCGATGGTATAGTCAAGGATCGGCTGAAGCGGGACCGCGACAGCTACCAGAAGAAGATTGCCGAAGAGCTTGGTGTATCACTGAAGGAAGCGAAAGAGATCATCGCTGCAAAGCGAAAGCAGGCAGACGATGAAAAGACCGAACTCCAGAAAGCGACCCAGAGGGCCGCCGAACTGGAGGCGAAACTCAGAGCCAGGGAGATCTCGGACCTGAAGCGATCAAAAATCGAAAAGCTGATCGCCGAGAAGAAGATCCGGCTCCCTGATGGCGTTTCAATCTCCGACGTCCTCCGGACGGTTCCAGGTGAGACCGAAGACGAGATCGAGGAAGGGGCGTCCCTCCTCCCCCGTCTCTTCCCGCCAAACGTGCAGGTAGGCGGCGCGGGCACGAATCCGGCCAACCCGGCCGGGAA